GCAAAGATAAACAATAATATTGGATTGTTAAAAACACAACAATATTATTTGATCCGGAAAAAGAGTTATGGCACCAAGAACACAATTAACAGAAAGAGCCAAGGAGCTTCAGAAAGACGAAAGCTGGATGGTTCAAATTAAAGAATCCAAGGATTGGGTCGAACAACTCCAGTTGGAAGTAGAGAACCAAAAAAGAGAGTTTCTGCCAGTGCAGACGGTAGATGACGTGATTGACAACGCACGCTATGCAGAGGAAGTACTCAATGCTAACGGCAAGTATTATAACGCCACGGAAATGGCAAAGCTATTGGGCGCAAAGAGTGCAGCATCCCTTAACGCTGAGTTGAAGACAGCCGGCATCATCTACAAGACAAACGATGCGTGGGTAATGGCAAGTAAGTTCGCAAGTAATGGACTTACTGTTACCAAGACAGGAGTAAAGAAAGGTAAGTCTTTCTCCATGTTGCTGTGGACAGAGAAAGGTCGTAAGTGGCTTCACAACCTGCAGAGACGTGGAATAATTGTTACCGAACCAGTACCAAGAAAGAAGTCCAAGAAGTACATGTTGAATATTGAGGAAATCAAGGACGACTTGGATTGCTTGAAGACACTTGTAGAGCAAACAACGACTATCACCAAGACCGACCAACTTCCTGCAATGATTATGATTGGCGACATTCTTGACATTTCTTCATCTATTCAAGAGCGTGTAAGCCAAGTTATAATGCAAGCCTACAGAAAAGCAGGATTAAAAGCAAGCTTCTAACCATTAAAACTCCAAAGTCATGAAAGAAGAATTATTAGCAGCCCTTAGAGGAGCAATGAAGATATACAATGAAATGAACGAGTCGAACGATGGTAACATCGGAGGGCTTGATGCAGCAGGTATGAAAATATTTGAGGCGATTCAGATAGTAAAGAACAGTTGAGCTTTTTAACCAATTAAAATTCATAGAAGATTATAGTGCTATTTAAAAGTTTTTGCGTACCTTTACAGCGGTAAAGGATGATACAATATATAAAGTGGTTGGCGTTGTCCTCGGCGTAACCCCAAAAAGCTCCGGTCGCCAACCCTACAAATTCAAACGAAAGATAAAGGTACAATAAAAGGCATCGTAAAAGAAGCGAAAATTAAGTCCAAGATTAGATGAGGGTAGGGACACCTCTATGGTCTACCCCCGTCTTGCTTCTTTACGGTGTCTCGTGTTTTATTAGAAGTTATATTCTTTTATTTCCAGAATACCATCACGTAATATAGCGCATAAAACGTTTCTCAAAGGAGTATTAGAGTTCTTGCTTTTTAGTACTCCCAACATTCGCTTGTATCCATCTATAAGCTTCTTTTCTTCAAACATAGAAGGTTCGTGGAAATATAAACAAACATCATGATATTCGGCTTCGACATCTTCTCTTGAGTTAAATTTCTTTAATTGCCGACTCTTGTTTAGTAGTTGGTTTCGATAATCCATAGTGTTACTAGTAATAGACGCCAAGTCCATCAAACGGCCGTCTAAAACCATGTCAAGAGCAGCCATCTCTTTCCCCGTTTTGTCTTTCTTACCTTCTTCGCAAAATATAACACTATGTCCATTAGAAAATGCCTTTTCTAAAAATTCATTTTCTAAATCGTCACCATCTATCGTTCCGTTAAAAAAGTCTTTTGCAGTATAGTTGTGCTTGTTATGACTTATGTGAACAGCTTTGACGCCACCTGCGGAATTTATTTCAACATCCTTATAGTTTGTATCATTCTTGAGTTTCTGATACTCGTTTCTTTTTCGAACGACCAAACGCACTTCCTTATCTGCAATAAAATTAGCGTTATCAGCAAGAAAGTAAGGTAAACTTTTATTAGATTTTATCTTATCAGCGTTGTTCGATATCCACTTGTTAAAACTGCTTGGGACATCGGTGTATAATTTCTTCGGGCCTTCGCCCCAATACTCTTCTTCAGTCATTATAACGGGTACAGCGTAGCACATGCAGTTAACGTGCCAACCAATCCAAGGGAAGCCATTGGGGTATTTTCCGGCAAGTTCATCGCACATATCCTCTTTAGGGTGGCTCCCACTTGTTCTGATTTCAATACCCTTGACAAAATCAAAGCGACGCCAACGTTCCTGCTCTGCAGTGCGATAAGCCATGTTTATCTCGTTGCGAGCGAGTCTAACACTACGATATTCGCACCCTGAAACATCTATCGCTTTACCATATTTCTTCTTGTAATCTTTAGCAAGCGAAGGATAATCATTTAGATATTTACTAACACGTTTACTAAGCTTAACAGCGCTCATACCCTTCTCTATCCCCGTGGCCAATGCTCGCTCCAATGACTTCTTAACATCCTCCCTTTGATTCCAAATACGTTGAGACAGATTCATTCCTTTTATTGTTCGATTCTTGAACGCTTCTTTTGCGGCATTATTCTTCTCGTAGTATGCCTTAACTCGCTTTTGCCCTATACGCCTTGAGTAAGACTTAATGACTCTGCGCACAAGCAAGTCTTGGAGAGTGTTGCTACTTTCCCATTCGTTAGATATTCCACTGTAAACAAGTGTTTGCATATTACTTGAATAGTAATTGAGCAGAGATTTCACTCTACGTTCGGTCTTGGGATAATTAGAAAAAGAAAACTCATCGCTGCCGTCATAACCTACATCAACAGCAAGTTTTGCAGCCTCTTTTGCGAGCATTGCATATATAGCCAACACCTTTCTAGTGTATTGGTTCAGTCTTTTGGACAGGTCTTTGTACGCTTTCTTTTGATTTGGTGTGCTTATTTTTGCCATCACAGCTTATGTTTGAAATATTCGCAGCAATCATGATTTAACAACATACTATGCCTTTGGAAATCACATTTGCAAAGTATTGGTTCATTAAGAAGGCTCATGCTGTGAAATTCACGAGCATGAGCACAATCCTTACAGAAATATTTTATTCTTACACTTCTATTCTTTGTCATTCTTCAGAAAATAGGTTGGACATAGATTGAGCAGACCTTTCACTCTCGGCTTGCTCTTCTTTTTGTATTTCATCGTATGTATCATCAGCGTTGTCGGTAAGGTTAGCCCGGCGTATAGCTTCCTTGTGACTGATAACAGGCTTGTTTCCGTCAGCTTTCATCCATTTTTCTATCTCTGCAGCCTCATCCTCTTGTATAAATGGAGTAATCACATGCTCAATAGAAATTTCATCCAACCGCGAAGCCCAGCTTGTATTCATCTTTGCAAGAAAAGCCTTTATCACATTAGACTCTCTCTCAAAACCTTCTATCCATTTGCCCGCCTCTTCACCGATTTTAAGATGAGCATCCATAAGAAGGGTTTTACGCGAGTCGTACCCAATATTACCAAGAGACTTCATGTTCTCAAATGAAATATCAGGCATTTGTGACTGCATGAAGTATAGTTTAATCAGCGTATCTACGTGATACTTCAAAGCATCAATAGCCTGTTGCCAAGAGACATAACTAACATCGCCATCCTCAGTAACCCTATATACCCGTCGAGTCTCACCTTTATGCTCCTCCCCGACAATAGACCCTGCAACCTTTAATATTGGAGCCGAGTTATATGCTATAACATCACTATTACGAGATATTGTATACTCTATATTCTCACGTATAGGCTTCAGACCCTCCCAACACGGCTCGTTTCGATACCAATAAACCGCCGGTATCTTTTCTATACTTATCTCGTCGCTTATTATAGGCTGCCATCCGTTTGCATTATCTTCTGAGGATAAGCTCCATTTGTAATGATGAGTAGCGGTGAATGTTTCAAAGAAAGTTATCTTTGTATCAGCAACTTTCTTTTCATACTCAAAAGAAAGGGCAAGCAAATCTTCGTATTCATCGAATAAAGGATAAATACGAACACCATCCATAGGTGAAAATGTGCGACATTTAAGTTTGTACTCGCTATCAAAACCATACAGTTTATTCCTCTTCCGCTGCGTATACCAAAGTGTAAACATTTCGCACGAAGCATAAAGGCATTTTGCACGCTTCATATTCTCAGCATCAATATGTGCGTTAGTATAAATCTTTTCTATCGCTTTAGCTATTGATTTAAGAGTGTCGTCATTCCGATCATACGAGTATACACGCTTTACAGGAATAGATACAGTAAATTCAGAAATGCGTCGTGTCAGCAATTTTTCAAGACCGATAGGAATACGTGCCGCCTTCTCTACGGCACCTCCAGGCAGTTCCTTGTCTCGTCGTCCTACTTTATCTTCCACAATTTCGTGAAGACGAGGTTCGTACTCTGTAATTAATTGACTCCAACTTGGAACAGAAACAGATCTCTCTTTTAGCCTACCAATGATAGTAGAAACATCTGTGTGAGAAAAAATTTCATCTAAATCTATCATACTCTTTTCTTGCAAAAATAAAAATATATGCTGAGAAATATTCAAAATTTAATATATTTAACTAAAATATCTATTAGTATATTTGCATATATACAAATATATTAGTACCTTTGCATATAGTTAAGAAGCAGGTAGACCTGACTAACAGGTCGCTACCTAACAAGTTAAACCAATTAAAACATTAAAGATTATGAATACAGAAAAGAACAACGAGTTTAAGAACAAATCAAATGAAACACTTGAAAAGTGTTCACAGAGAGTTTATTCAATACTGAAAGATACTAACTGGAATGTGGAATATGTATATCCAACCTACAAAGGCGTTATTTTAAGGATTTGCCTTAACGGAAAAAGAAATACGGAGTTGGATTTAGTTTGGAAGGAGCAAACAAAATACGAAAGCGAGTCATTCACGACAAACGTAAGAACCGCAGGCTCATTTGACCTATTTTCAGGAAACGAATCTGGAACAGAAGCTAACTTTTACAAAGAAGTCGGCATTCTTATTTCAAACGTAGAAGTGCTTTCAAAAATCAAAGAAGCAGCAAAAGATTGCTCCGCAGAAATGGAAACTTTAGAAATAGAATACTCAAAACTCAAAGATAAAGATTAATATGATTACGGCAACAGAACCAGTAGTAAATGCAACGTCACGCTACAGCATAGCTGAAGCTGCAAAAATATTGGGAGTTCATAGAAATTCGATAATGAACTACACGAAATCAGGTTTGTTAAAATGCGGTATCAGAAAAGCTACGAAGCGTAAATTCTACACAGGTATAGAAATCCTAAAATTTTGGAGAGCAAGCATATGAAAGATAAAGATACAGTTTTAAGCATGGTATATACCGTGCTGTTCGTAATAGAGATGATATTCGTAATATTAATATTTCATTAGACAGTAAATATGATAGCACTAGAATTTATAGGAACAATAACGGAGGATGCGCAGATTATCACAACTGTTGACAACAAAAAAGAGATTACATTCCCTGTTGATGTCAAAAGGGGCATAGACAAGAATGGATTGGACAAGTCTATAGTTATCTATTGCAAAAAGAAAGGCACTTGTTCTTCAGATAAGCGCTTAGTTAGGGATCAGAAAATCTTTATCCGCGGAGACATCAATGCGTCTTTAAAGCGAGTATGCACAGGAGTTAATCGAGCTGTGATAGAATGTGTAATTTGGCAATTTGAATTATTATGATAACTGGAATGCATTTTATGCCAACGGTGGATATTATGGAGAGAACGATCCTCAATGCTACGACGATGGCTACTATGAAGAGTCCGATGAAGAAGATTCCGAAGAAGAGAAAGAGGAAGACGAGCTTTAGCCTATGGAAGCAATGGATAAAGAAGCTCTCAATTCTATCAAGGAAGATGGCGTTGCATCCGGCAAGGGAATTAGCGAAAAGACTTTGCTTGGAGCACTGGAAATTGTAACAAAAAAAGGACAATAACATGGCAAACGAAAACAACAAGCCTTATTTTCTTTTGGTGTTCGAGAAAGGTGACACCATACCGACTATTATACCAACGGAAACAATATCCGAGATATACCCAAACACTGACGACAAAACAGTGGATATTATAACCTTAACTGGCAACGATATAAACTTCGAGAATGTGGAGTCCTTCAAAATGGTTCCTGCCGAGGAAATTAACTTTAACATGTAACAACAACAGATATGAAGAAAACAACCAAGACATTTGTTGACAGGCTGCGCAATGCGTGGTCTATCATAAAAGGAGATGATTACATCTTTGTTTCTTACGAAAAGGGCGTAAGCGAACAGTATGCGCTCTACACCGCAAGCCTTATTTCGGGCGTTCGTTGGTTTAGTAAGAACAACAGCGTAAGTATATATCCTCGTATTGATATGCTTCAGGACTTGCTTAGCAGCGGCAACAGCATAATGATGCTCACAAAGGATGCTTACGGCAGGCTGACTTACTGCTACGATTGCAAGACGGAAGAAGATTTTGACGACTTAATCAATATGGAGGTGAAGTAACATGGAAAGTGAGCTTTATTTTATCCACATGGATGGCAATAACTACTTCAAAGTTGAAGATGGCGTTGTCTATTCGCGAGGCAAGAAGACCGATGTATCGCCCGACAAACTCTCCGACTTCCTTGCAATAGCGAAGGAGCTTGGATTTATAACTGGTAAGCTATGAAAGCCGTACTGACATTAGACAACGGAGAGAAATTTATCGCAGATATTTATCCTCTCCAAGGCAAGAAACAGCACAGACCACGTTTCCACGACGAGTACGAACGTTGGTTCGTCGAGGAGTTTAACAAGGCGCAGCCACGAGCTGCCCACAAGGTGGTGAAGGCGCACATACTAAGAAACTAATAATACAATAATATGACAGAAGAAATATTTTACTGCGAATGCCCGAGATGTAGCGTTCATAACAAAAAGACACAGGATCTTGCATACAATTTGAAAGCTCTTAGAAATTCAGAGTTTGTGTTTAGCGAGAAGTTTACTCCAGTTATGTTTTTTGAGGTGCTTAAAAGCGTAGTCGCAGAACTCAACAGCGAGTACAGAGGTAGAGAAATAAAGGTCGAGATGATGCGTTACATAGACACTATCTCATACACTTTCAAAGACGACCCCAATAGCGACGCTTGTCTGGGCAGTTTAAGACTTACACCGATAAAGACAATGTTCGATAGTGTTAAAAACTTCGATATATAAACCGAATAATGATAGGAATAATGATAGGAATAGTATTAACAATTATCAATGTCATCTGTTTTGGAGGTACCTGGTACTTTCTCGGCAGATGTTCGATATACAGAATGATAATAGAGGACTACAAGGAATTGTTGGATATTGCAAGTAGAATGAAAATAACAATAGAATTCTATGAGGCTAAGTATAACACAAAAGAAACGGAGCAAGAAGATGGAGGACAAGATTAACATTGCGGAGATACTCCGCGATATGCCAGAAGGCACAAAGCTATATTCGCCGCTGTTCGGCAAATGCAAGCTTAGAGAAGTTAGTAACGACAAAGAGTATCAAATCTCTATTTATATTGGAGGTGAACAGGCGTTTAGAACTTTTACAAAAGACGGTTGTTATTTTTCTAACATAGAGGGTAGTGGATGCGTCCTCTTTCCTTCTTCAAAGATGCGTTGTTGGGACAAGTTCTTCAAGCGTGGCGATATTGTGTATAATCCACACAGCCAAATGTACGCTGTATTTGAGTGCTGGGCAAATGATGATTACACAGAGTTTAATACCACAATCAACTATTATGATGACCATACATTTGGAGAAGAAGAAGTCTGCACCACGGATTGCTTTGTAAAAGCTACCGACAAACAGAGAGTAGAGTTTATTGAAGCGGCAGAAAAGCACTATGGCGGCAAGTATAACCCCGAAACGCTGCAAGTAGAGCCTGTTAAGGTTGCTGAACCTAAGTGTTCGTTCAAGCCGTTCGACAAGGTGTTGGTGAGATATAACGAAGATAGCGTATGGCGTTGTGAATTCTTCTCTAACTACAATACATTCAATAAACGATACCCTTACGTCTGTTTATCAGGTGTCTACAAGTACTGCATCCATTACGATGGCAATCAACACCTTTTAGGTACGGATAAATCTCCCGAATAACAGCATGGCAAAAGACTTCTCGCTTGCAAATGTCAATTTCCGCGAGACAGGACATATCGCTTTCGAAGACGAGTATATCACATCGTGTGTGTCAACGGACATCGTGCCAAAGATATACATGAGCGTGAATACTCCTCGTGACGCAACAGGGCTTGTTTCAGGCAAGCCTAAGCGTTACTACCGCACACGATACAGTCCCTGGGTAACGGAAAAGACATTTGCCAAGCAATATCAGAAAATAAGAGAAAAATTCTAAGTATGATAAATCTTTCTTTAAATGTGCACGACTTCCTCAATGCGGTTGAGGGTTTCGCAAGAGGTTCGCACCTCCGGCAGCACGTCTGGCAGGAGATTGTATATAAATCAATTCCACAGATGTCAGACGACGATATGGACTTTCTATGGTTCTATATGCGACGCGACATCTTCGAATGCTACTTCTACGAGCTAAACGGTAAGAAGAACACGCATTTCGGCTACGAGGATTTTATGCACGCGCTCGCTGCTTTGCACAGAGGAAACCGCTATATGGTGACATTTTACAGCGAGATAGAGCACAAGCAGCTCCAAGCTCTCTGCTACCGCTTTGAAGGCGAATACCATCCGCTTTACCTCTACATTGATGGCAAGGTAGTCGGCAAGACGAAGAAAAGCAGCGGCTTGCAATCGTTCAATGCGTTTGTTCCAAACGAGTGGATAAAAGCAGTTGCAAAGCAAAAAACACCCGAAAACAGGCACGTTGAACTCGGCAGAGAAGAATGGTGGAACGACTTGGAAATTTACGATAACTTTAAAACAAAACTATTATGATTGACGAAAAAGATATACGAAAGGCAGCAGCCGGCAAGTTTAATGTAGGAGGCTTGGTGAATACTGTCGAACGAATTGCCTTTAAAGAAGGTGTTGAATGGTTCAAGCACGCCATTTGGCACGATACAAGTGAAACGCCCGAAGAAGGAAAGCAAATCTTATATACAGCCACAGAAGGAGGCGAAATTGTGGATGTAAAAGTTACTACTACAGCCTTGTACGACTTTATACCATGGAATGAGGTTGTAAGAGACTTTAATATCAGCAAATGGTGCTACATTGAGGACTTGCTACCGAAAGGAGGTGAGAAATGAAATTCGTAAGCCAGCTTTATTATTTGCCATCAGCATGTGAAGTTATTCCAGATGCAGTAACCTCCCCAAAGGATTACGGTCAAGCACTTCAAAACTCAAATAAAAGAAGAAAGAAATGAGCTATAACTCAAGAAGAAAATGTGATGTAAGGCACATTGTAAGCTGCGGTCTTTGCCCTCAGATGCTTAATTGTCCTTATGACAAAGAAGATGAAAGAGTAGTATTTACAAAAGAACACACAGGAAAATGATTAAAGCTAAATACCGCGAGTGTAAAGCTTTTTGCTTTGCTAACAAAAAACATTGGCAGTTTTTTGCACTGCCGTCTATCGGCGCATCACGCCATGATGATAGAGTAACAGTAGGTTTTGTCTGGCTGTTTTTCTCAGTTTATCTACGAATCGCATTAAATACTCAAAAGAATGATTAAACCAGAAGACCTTAGAATCGGCGACCTTGTAAGGGTAAACCGCGATTATCCATTTCCCGACGGAACGTTATGCACTATAGCCGAGATACAGGACGAGAAAGCGTCTGGGGACGAAAATGGATTCGTCGTTATACGTTCTATCAACGATGACGATGCATCATGGTGGGCTTGGTGTAATGACATTGAAGGCATATCCCTCACTCCTGAACTCCTCGAAAAGAACGGGTTTAAGGAGGAGCAGCATCAAAAGGAAGGCACTTCGGAATGGTACGACTACTACCATTACGACCTCGGCATTAATGTCGTGTACGAGGTCGATGAAAATAAGTTTGCTGCCTACCTCGACGGAAAAAAGTTAAGAGAAATCAAATGCGTTCATGAACTCCAGCATATCCTTTGGGCGCTGGGGTTGAACGCAGAACTAAAAGTATAAATGTATGAAGAAGATAATGTTCAACGACAAGTGCGGCTTAACGCAAGCCGTACTTGAAGGCAGAAAGACCCAAACAAGAAGAATAGCCTATACTGCAGGAAGATGGAGAGATATTATGGTTAGGCAGGATTTAGAAGGAGTAAACAAAGGCAAAGCATGTCTGTTTGACGATGGAATATTTCTCGCCAAATCCGCTTACAAACTCGGTGAAACTATAGCCATCGCTCAAAAATACGAAGATTTGAGAAAGGACGATGAATTTTATCGTCTTTGTGGTAAAAACGGAATGCCTTTGGAGTGCATCAAATACGAGAAAGGATGCAGCAATAAGATGTTTGTTAAGGCAGACCTTATGCCGCACCGCATCCGTATCACCAACATCCGTATTGAGCGTTTGCAAGACATCAGCGAGGAAGATTGCATGGAGGAAGGCATCGTCCGTTTTGGAAAAGAGTATGTTCGTTTTAAAAAAGAGTATTGTTATACTTGTCAAAATTACGCTATGACAGACTTTTATTCTTTCTCTACTCCACGCGAAGCCTACGCTGCCCTGATAGACAAAATCAGCGGCAAGGGCACATGGGAGAACAACCCTTGGGTTTTCGTTTACGATTTTGAACTTGTAAAATAGCAAGCTATGGATATGGAAAGAGTAAAGCAGCTCCGCAACGAATACACAGAGCAGCATATTATTTTAAAGGAGCAGTTCGAGAAATTTCAAGAACTTTTAAAGGAGCATCCAGAACAGCAGACGGAAGAATCAAAAAGATGCCGTGAAGCTTTAGAGTTTTACGAAACCAAAAAGGACGGTATGACACGTCAACAGCGTAGAGCATACGAGAGAAGACTTGCAAAGGAGAACAAAAGAAAACATTAACAATATAACAAACATAACTATGAACAAAGAAATGAAACAGTACACTGGAACAAAGACAGTGAAGGCTATGCCTATGACAATGGGTGAAGCCTATGAGCGCAAGCTCTTGAAGAATGGCGTAAGACCGTCAGAGTGTGAAACTGATAAGGCAGGCTATCTCGTAGAGTACGAGGACGGCTACCAGTCTTGGAGTCCGGCAGATGTGTTCGAGAAGGCTTACAAGCCGTCAGAAACACGCCTTGATAAGCTGCGCATTGAGTGCGACGAATTAAGGGCACATTCAAAGGAACTGGATGCGTATCTGAATGAAGGCTTCGAAAAAGCTGCCGCAGAGATTGGTCGTTCATTGACTATGCTGCTCGTATTGCAAAGCTCGTACTTGCACAACTACCTGGACGTACTCGAAGCACTCCTTTTAACTACAAAAAAAGAGTAGAGACGCTTGAAGCAGAGTTGGAAAACAAGATAAAACAGATAAATAATTAAAAAAAACAATAGTAATATGGGATGGAATAAAGTATCTGAAAAGGAAATTCCTTTTGGAGAAGAGGTGATAGCTTTTAACGAAAAGTGGATTGATGAGGATTTTAATCCTAATGGAACACGAGTAGGTTTTATTCAAGCTGATGGATTTATATCTGCAACATGGAATAATGAGGATGATTGTTATGATACATGCTATGAAGAAGGAGATGATTATTATAAGGGTGTCTCAGGCATTCCAGGAATGGACGCATACCATAAACAGTTTGCAAAGCCAAATATGCCAACGCATTGGATGAAAATACCTACTCATCCTTAGCAAATAACTATTTTGCAAAAAGTAGTTTGTACATGGACAAAGAAGTGGAGGGTTAATATGACAAAATTTAAAGTTATTAGATATTGGGACACGTATCCCGATGGAGTTGTTGCAATTTGTAATACAGAGGAAGAGGTAGAAAAGATATGTAATAAATATCGTAGAAGCCGCAAGCTTATGTACGACTATTTAATCAGAAAGGAGGGTGAATAATGACCAGAGAAGAGTTAAGAAACAATTATGGAGATGAAATATGCGAGTTATGCTGCCGAGAGTATTTTACTAACAGAGCATTCCCTGAGACACTTTGTGAAGGTCGTTATTGCGAGGATGCAGAAGATAGTTTCGCAGATGAACATAATATAGAACTAAAGGATTAATGTAACATTAGAAAATGAAAACAATTATAGCAAAAATGATCTGCGTCGTTTTAACGGCACCATTAATTCCAATAATGCTGATAGGCTCTATTCCCTATGCTTTATTCAAGGGGGATTACAAGCGAGCTTGTCTGGGAAAATTATTTTGATATTTGGAACTCGTTCACCAATTTCCTATTACACCCATACTATAAATATCAGGAAAGAAAAAATTATCTAAAAAAGCTGAAGCAGAAGGTGGATTATTATCGCGAGGAGAATGGCAGGCTTAATAGAGCGTTAGACGAAATTAAAAAAGGAAAGAACTAAAGTATCAATGTGACAGAAGAAGACTTTGTAAAGCAGATGCGTGCTCTCAATGAAAAAGAAATAGAGATTGCACGTCAGAAGTATGAACTAAAAAAGCAATACCTCGAAGAATATCCGATTCAAATTAACGACAAGGTAGATTGTAACGAAAAAGCCTGTTGGGTTAGCAATATTCGTTTCACTACCTTATAGTAAGGTATTTCTTGGTTAACTACCCCAAGAAGAATGGCGAACGCTCGCAAGTTGAGCACGCTGTTTATAGAGAATTAACATATGAGTAAAACAATTCAGATTGAAGTGCCTACTGGCAAGAAAGCAGAATGGCAGGAAATAGACGGCAAGACCGTCCTCGTAATGGTTGACGAGAAAGACAACCGTCCTGTGACTAAACGCATAAAGACTTTCGAGGATGCCTGCAACGAACTGGGTGAAGACCATCCTATGGTGCATGTTTATCGGGCATTAGTCGCAAGAACTGGCAAAACAGAGCAGTCACTTGCAGAATGGATGGGCAAGGATGTTGTGGCTTACCTAAAGCTGCGTATCATTACGGAAGCTCTCAATGAGGGTTGGCACCCGAAGTTCACGGAAGACGAATATCGCTACTATCCCTGGTTCTACCTCTACACTAAGGATCAGTATGACAACTTCACTAAGGAGGCAAAGCGTAGCTGCGTCGGTCGTGTGAACTACGATGCGAATGCGGATGGCGGTCTCATCTTCTCGAATGCTGTTAACGCTTCGTCGCGTTCGAATCCGGATAACGGTGTGTGTTTTGTCTTCTCAAACAGAGACTTGGCAAGGTATGCAGGCAAACAGTTCGTTGATATTTGGACTGATTTTATCTTTAAACCTAACGATAATAACAAACAATAATTCAACAGAAATGAACAGGGCGATTAAATTCAAAGGCAAGCGTCTCGACAATGGCGAGTGGATATACGGCGACTTACTCCATCTCGTAGATGGTGTGTACATAAGCAACGATAACGGATGCAACATGGCGCAGGTATACCCCGATACGGTCGGGCAGTACACAGGACTGAAAGATAAGAACGGCAAAGAAATTTATGAGGACGATATTCTTGCGCATAACGGCAAGAATATTGGTTATGTAGCGAATGATATGCGCTGTTATTGTTTTGATTTAGTGTGCGCAGACACAGCAAGCACAAGTACATTGTCGTTGCACGATACTGTTGTCAACGATCACGAAGGCGATGTAGAAATTATCGGCAATATTAACGACGACCAGAAAGGAGGCTAATATGCAGGACGTAAAGATAACATTTAGGGTTCGAGTGTCTGACGATGAGAGCCGCGTCATAATTACAGAGCCGACAATCACGGAGCCTATAAGTTTTAGCGTTTTCGCGGGTATCAGCAGAAAACTCGCGGACTTTCAGGAAGAATGGAACGAGGAACACAAACCCGAAAACAGAGAACAATGACACAAGAAGAAGAGAATCAGCATATAAAGAAACTGAAAGACGCAGGGTTTGACTGCGGTACCAGCAGGTCAATACGCGAAACTATACAGCTCTTGAAACTCTCAAAAGGAGAAACACGGAAAATTTAATAAAACAAGGCAACAATGAAACAGGCAGATTATATCAGACTGACGGCGCAGATTGCCGTGCTGAAAGAAATTGCCGTTGATTACAGCGGCAAGACGATAGACAACATCATACAGCAGCTCGAAGCTATTAAAAAGGAGGTGACGGATGAAGATTAGGAAAACAAAGAAGCTTTACAAAACAATGTTTCTGGCACCGCATTACTGTACTAAGGTAAAGTTTAAAAAGATAGGTACATTAATCAAAACACTGTGCGGTGTGTTTGTTATATACGAGGTGCGCAGGTGGTATCGTAAAATGGAATTGACAACTCGACATGTGAGCATAAGAGCGGCGCGTAGAAAACAATTTCAATAAAACTCAAATTATGAACAAAAAAGTAAATAAAATTTCCTTCACATGGGAGCAACGTAGCACGCATGATACCGAGCGCGTGGGCGCTATGTATTGCTTCAAGCGTTGCGATGTTAATCAAACTTAATGATATGGTACAATTTCAAACATGGGAGAGCGGCTTGCATATTCTTATCACAAACGAGACGTATCGAGGAAGCGTGCAAGTCTGTTTCCCTGTCAAACAGGAAGATAAAGAGAATATATGCAACGCCGATTGTATATTATACGCATTATGGGTAGACCCACAATGGCGCTGCAAGGGCGGCGGCAATTATATGTTAAGAGCCGCCGAATATAACAGCAAATTAAAGGGTGCTAAAACTATTGCTCTAACATATCATCCTTCAGATACCCCTAAATGGGTGCTTGATTGGTATATAGCTAATGGCTATCAAATCAAGAATGAGGATGAAGAATATAAAGTATTGGTTAAGACGCTATAAATTAAATCAATTAACAATGAAAATACTCAAAGAAATCAAAGTTCCTACAGGTGAAATCTACACCGCAAAAGGAGACAAAGGCGTGTTGGAGTTCCTGACAGTAGCCGACTACGGAAAAGACGCAAACATCAAAGCCGACTTCCTCGGCATAACAAGAGAGCTGAATGGAGTGTCGAACGGAACGCCGATGCCCTAACCGAAAAATGGGTGATAACAATCTCTACACAGTACGGCTGCTCAATGAACTGCAAGTTCTGTGACGTGCCGAAAGTCGGACCGGGACGCAACGTGACACTGAACGACCTGCGCAACGAGATAACAACGGCGTTAAGTATGCACCCAGAAGTTAGTCACACCAAACGTCTTAACGTACACTATGCACGCATGGGCGAGCCGACATGGAACGAGGCTGTAATCGAACACGCACGTTTCTTCTTGCGTGATGATATTATTCCTTACATCGGAAATTCGCTTGTGCATCCTGTAGTAAGCACGATGCTTCCGAAGCATAATCGAGGCTTAAAAGACTTCATTCGTGAATGGGTTAGGGTAAAGAATCTCGACTACAACGGAAACGCAGGCTTGCAGTTCTCCATAAACTCTACCGACGACGCACAGCGAGAATACCTATTCTCGGGAAACGCCTTACCATTGAGAGATATTGCAGAACTTGCTGACACTCTCGTATCTCCGTGGGGTCGCAAGTACGCTCTTAACTTCGCGCTTGCTGACGACTCTATTATTGACGGCAAGGTACTTGCTTCGATGTTTGACCCACGCAAGTTCATGTGTAAGATTACACCGCTCCACCGAACAAACAGCTGCGAAGCCAACCATATTCAGACAAGCGGAGGTTACGACTCGTTTGTGCCGTACAAGAAAGTGGAAGAAGACTTGAAGGCAAACGGATTTGATGTAATCGTATTCGTTCCGTCGTATGACGAGGACAACGGGCTGATTACTTGTGGCAATGCAATCCTGTCCGGCAAGAAGCCGACATCAAGCTACAAGGAGGTAATATTTTAATCTGACAAACAAAAATGAGCAAAAAGAAAATTTACATATCATCACCGATTACCGGCTACAATCTCAACGAGCGACACAAGTTCTTCGCTCGGATCGAGAAAGAGTTGACAATTCTCGGCTACAAAGCAATCAATCCCATGAGCAAACCTTTGTCTGACTCAGCGCCGTACACGGAACACATGAAAGAGGACTTACGCCTGCTCCTCGGCTGCGACGGCATTATTGTTCCGAACCGATGGCGTTGTTCAAAAGGCTGTGAAACGGAACGTCGTGTGGCGGACGCTTGCGGAATACCCGTTGTCGGCGTGATAGGCGAAGCGCACGACTTGCAAATCTTAAATGCGATATAAGCATGAGCACAAGTCAGTTAATGAGCCGCACTCCGAGAAGGGCGTATATTATCGCGCCAAGCGTAAAGCAGAAAGAGGAATTACTAAGGAGCATTGACCGCTATTGTTCGCTGTATTACATCACAATGGGTTCTGCGTACAACATTGCTCAAACAGCGATGATAGACGCTTACAACGCGATTAAAGAGGACAAAAAGCTATACCGTCAGCAGACAAAGCAAAGCATCAACAAGGCTCTTGCTGCTTACAACACATGGGATGCGAAGATGCGCTTTGTCCTCGCCGACCGCTATCAGCTTTGGCTTGACCTATCCGATGCGTCGGAAGCGGAATTGAAACCGCTCGTCACAACGCTCTATTACTGTATCGACAACTACTTCTTGAAGAATAAGGTGCCGAAAAGTAAGATAATCGCCCGTATGGAGACGGCAATGGTGCTGATAGATATTGCTGTAAACCTGTTCAGAAACCTGTTTGACAATATTCAGAAGAAGATAGGAATGGACTTGCGCCAGGCGTTTAACGAAGGCAACGCACTGGAGCTGCAACGCAACTGGAACAACGCCATGCAGTCCGTCATAAACGCAATACCAGGGATGCCCGACATTGACATCAACGACGATGCGGACAGCGTTCAGGCGGCGAAGAATATCGTAACGAAAATCTCGAACGAGGGTGTTTACAACCGCGCAGGAGAGTATGCGTTACAGGTGAACCCAGAATATAAACCAGAAGATTACGGAATATAATAATATCAACGGCGCACGGACTACAATAAAGCCGGCGCAAAAATAAAGTATAAAGATAGAAATGAGTAGAGGAAAACATTTTTCACAGGAAGAGATAGAATTCCTAAAGGTTAATGCTCTTGTTATGACTACAAAGGAGCTTGCCGATAAACTCGGAAGAAATTATTGGGCAGTACATAGAAAACTGCAAGCAATGGGAGTAATAAAGAATCATGTATTTACTGCCGACGAGGACTTTATCATAAAAAGAATGTATGGTAAATACACTGCAAAGGTAATAGCTACCAAAATAGGAGTTGACGAGAATGCGATATACAATCGTTGTAAAAAACTAAAGTTAAGCCAGAAATGATAAAGAGTTTTACAATAGACCACACAAGGCTAAAACCTGGAATATATGTTTCAAGGGAGGATAGTATAGGGAAAGAGCGAGCAACAACTTATGACTTGAGAGTCTGTTTGCCAAATAAAGAGCAATTGACACCAGAGATTGCGCATACGATAGAGCATCTTATGGCAGATTATTTACGCAACGAATGGGTCTACAAACAAAAAGTTATTTATTTTGGGCCTATGGGATGTCTAACCGGTTTCTATCTAATTCTTAAAGGTAGACCGGACATTGTAAGGGTCGCTTGCGCACTAGTAGAAGCATTGAGATATTGCTCTAACAGTTCGTCTATACCAGGTGCTACAGAAAAGGAATGCGGTAACTATAAGTTGAATGACTTACAAGGAGCTATCGAAACTTTGAAGGGTTTTAAGGAAGATATAGAGAATAAAATCTCAGAAGCATCAAAGGTATTTTCATACCCACGTTAGATTTATATGTAAACATAAAGATTTGACTATCAGATACTTATTTTAAAAATAAGCTTTGATAGTCAAATCTTTATTATTATATTTGCACCATAATAACTGCTGTGATAAATCGTACTGGGATATTTAATGATTAATCACTAAATATCAATAAAATGAAGAAAAAGACAAAGCAGGTATTAAGTATTTTGAAACCTAAATGTAAGGCGTTAGGGTTCAATTTGGAAGAGTTAGAGGGTATTGCCGCAGACATTGCCGATAACCTTGAACTTGATGAAGAAGCCTCAGAAGAGGAGATAAACGAGAAGATTTCGTCAGAAGTCGAAGCGGTTATCCCTTATCTTAAGATCGCTCAAAAGGCGTCAAATCGTGTTATTCAGAATTCAAAGAATAACAAAAACCCAGAAAGCGATGACAACGGCACGAATGCCGGCCAAGATGGCGTCGACCAGGAGAAAGAAGAAGAAAAAGTTCCGGTTTGGGCACAAGCAATTATCACCCAGCAAAAAGCGATACAAACAGAACTAACTGGTTTAAAGTCCGAGCGAGAAACAGACGGAAGACGCTCAAAGTTAAAAGCATTGTTGAAAGACACCGGCACTTTCGGCAAGAGTACCCTCAAAAACTTTGACAAGATAAAGTTCGAAAACGAGGCAGATTTCGAAGAGTTCTATGATGGTGTAGTAGAGGATTTAGCAACATTAAACCAGGAAAGAGCCAACGCGGGTCTCGCCAAACTTGGAGCAACCGCAGCTACAAGCGGGAACAAAAAAGAAAAAGAGGGCGATAAGCCAGAAGTCATCAGCGAAAAAGAGATTGAAGAGTTGGCAGGAACAATGTAAAACAAAAAAAGTAAAATTATGTATGGATTAGAAGCAGCAGAAGTTTTTGACTCTGGTAAAGAGTCTGTTGTCATCCGTAAATATCTAAATGGTATTACAGGTGGCGTTGTGCTTGACATGACCGGGTTCGACGAGCCATTTATAAAATGTGGCCACGTAATCATTCGCAGCACAAAGGATGGAGAATACAAACCTATGCCGGTTTCTGGAAAGGAGTATTCTTCATTACCAGCGAATTGCGAGTATGTCGGCGTTTGTATGACAACCGCTCCCAAAGACACACCTCACGTCGGCGTACTCACAGCCGGGGAGGTTAACGACAGAGCAGTACCCTACTCAGTAGAAACCATTAAAGCAGCGTTTAAAACAGCGGTTCCCACAATACAGTGGGGACATGACAAAATCAATTAATTATGAACAGTTCATTATTTCTAAAGTATGTATTGAGTTTCTTCCCCGTTCTGAAGACACTCATTGAGAAGATAAATGGGAAAAGAGGAAACGAGCTTACATATCTCCACAAAGACACATCAATTCTTCGCCGCGTCTACTCGACTGACAACAAGTGGGAGGCCGACACAGTAGACACAAGCTATGTAGCCGCTGACTATGTAGCCATCGACTCACCGGTTCCATTGAAATCTCGTGACCGCATTTCCGTAGCCAACGGCAAGCTGCCGAAGATGGGTATGAAGAAGAATCTTAAGGAGTCCGAAATCCTAGCTCTTCGCATAATGGAAGCGCAGGGCGGTCAGACAGCAGAGATACGAAGAAAACTGGCACAGGATCCAGTTGCATGCTCCGTAGGTATCGATGAGCGAAACGAATATGCCCTACTCTATGGACTTTCAAATGGTTATGTAGCGGTTCGCGATGATGACAATCCAAAGGAGTTGCTCCGTATTAACTATCAGTATCCCGAAGATAACAAGCTCGGAATCAACAACAAGAAAGACGGTCTCACCGTAGACGACTTAAAAAACGCTATTGAAAGAGCGACAAACGACGGTAACACAATTATCCAGTTCTGGATTGCAAAGACAACTTTTGATGCGTTAAAGAAGACCCAGAGTGCGAAAGAGCTCGTAGCGACTTATAACGGACAGTCATACGATTCGAACACAAAGTTGCCAACTCCAACGACAACCAAGTTCCAAGAAGCCTTTGAGGATGAGACAGGCGTAACATTCCGCATAATCAATCGCACTGTTCGCCTCGAAGAGGATGGAGGACGCCGCAGTGTTAAGCCTTGGAACAAGAATATGGTTATCGGAGTCTGCAATACCATGATTGGAGCACTTGTTTACGGACAGGTAGCGGAATCAACTAACCGCGTAAGTGGTGTGACCTACCAGCAGATTGATTACAAGCTCATATCGCAATACTCAACAACAGACCCACTAATGGAGACAACCGCTGTTCAGGCGTATTGCTTACCTGTAATTGAAGACGTTGACTCTATCTACCAGATAGACATCACAGTCGAAGACCATGTAATTGAAGTTGATGACGCAAAAGAGTCTGAAGACGCATCCGATGAAAAGGTAACCATTGCAGATAAGACCTACAAAAAGGCGGAAGCAATTGCCGGTCTTAATGCTCTTGGAGCAAGCTTACCAAGCAATGCTTCTGATGCGGATATCGTAGCTGCGTACAATGAGCTTCCTCCAGTAAAGAAAGGACAGTTTAAAACAAATGTGACACCAACAACTTAAAGTTATGAAGACAATCGGGCAAGCGTTAACCGATGAAATACACATACCAATTCCATTCGGGTATATAGAGAACGTGTGTATCAAGCGTAATTTGGACGTTTTTGATGATTTCGACTACGAGTCATCTAAGAGCGAAGCGTACAAAGGTGCGCTTGCCGATTGCCTAATGTCACTAGTTCAGGCAGTCAATTTCTCTGAGTCGGATAAGTCTATAGGTTCTCTTACCGAAGACCAGCGTCAAGCCATAACGCTAAAAGCAAATGGTCTATACAAAGAAATAGGGGAAAGCGAGATTCCAACAAGACCAGTACCCACAGTTTATATAAATTGTTGATGAGTTTACTAAATTTCAACGCCTCTAAGCTTTATCGCCAAACCAAGACAGAAGGTTATACCGATGTGAATGGCGACTATCACCCCGGAAAAATCAAGTGGGAATATTGCTGTTCATGCGATGTTGTGCCAGCAGGAGAAGCGAACAAGATAGCTATCCCAGACGGATCTATTGATTTTTACTCATATACAGTATACAATATACCGGTATGTGTAAAAAAGTTTAACTACGGAGATTTTGTGCGACTTTTAGTCTTGGGCGAAGAAGAAGTAATCCTAAAGGTTAAGGGATTTCATCGATACCAACTTCAATGCAAATTATGGGTATAAGGATAGTAACACCAGAAAACTCGGTAAAAGAGTTCCTGTTTCGGGCAGCATCGTATTTGCAATCTGCAATACTAAATGCATTATGCAAGCTTGGAGAAGAATGTGTCGTTAAAATTAGGAATCGTTCTTCAAGGGAGAGCTGGATAGACCATACAGGCAACCTGCGAAGTTCAATAGGCTACTCAGTATACGACCACGGTAAGAAATTTTTGTCATCAGCCTTTTCACAGGTGCTTTCAGGTGTAGCCGGAACAGCTAAAGGAAAGAAGCTGATTGAAGATTTAGCAAAAGAGTATTCCCGTGTTTATGCCCTAGTAGTCATAGCTGCCATGGAATACGCAGCAGAGGTCGAAGCGATAGATAGCAAGGATGTGCTATCATCAACAAAGACATGGGCTGTTGGTCAAGTAGAGTCACGCATAAAAACCGCAGTGGATTTTGCTATCTTGGAAATAAACAAATGGAAGATATGAGGTCAGACGGAACTATAAGGACAGACGTATATCACTATATCAAAGGCAGTGTATTAGACAATGCTACAAATGGCATGGTGACAAAGAAAAAGCGCCCTGCGAAGTCGCATAAGGAAGACATTGTTATCTCCATACTTTCAAATGAGGGAGTACAAAACCAAACCGCAATTGTCAATGTGAACATCTATGTTCAAGATTACGATGTGGAAGGCCAGTTTGAAGAGAATACGGCTCGTGTAGATGAATTATGCGAAATAGCTTGGAAACTACTTGAACATTTCAGAACAGACGAGTATGTTGCACATGCAATAAATCAACGTGTTTATCCAACAGATAGCGGAGAGCACATTATAAATAATCAAATAGAATACAAAACTTTAAACGATTAAATTATGTCAGTAACATCTTGGGGCAAATGCTCTATATTCATTCAGCCTGTCGGCTCAGCCAAAAATGAGTGGGACAAGCTTGATACACCGAAAGAGAATACAACACAGGTTACTCCTACTAAAGGTGACACAATGACGCAGACTGAAGAAGGTGGCGGCACAGTCGATAGAAAGACGAAGAAGTCAACCTATGAAGCTGCATATCAGTTATTCATTAAAAAGGGAGTCTCCCAGCCATTTAAGACCATAGACGGCGTTGTAGAAGGAAACTATCGTCTCGCTATTCAACCTGAAGATCCAGAATTGCCTGGTGTGTATATGGGCAATACAACCGTGGGTGCAGAGGAAGCCTTTACTACGGAAGATGGTGCATTGATCACATACACGCATTCTGCTCTCATCCCTGATGGTGATGTAGTAGCTAAAACAACAAACAAGAAAAACGAGGATGTGTATTGTGCTTACCGATGGCGCGTAATAAAAGCTACAAAGGGTACCGGTGGTAAATATGCATTGAAGTTTAGCACTCCACAAGCAGGCGAAACCCCACCTACTGAGATTGAGGAAACTTACACAAGCGTATAATGTGTCTCTCCCTTCGCCGATTGAGGGTAGTCAGTCGGCATAAGCCCAAGTAGCTCAGTTGGAAGAGCATGGTCTAAAGTTAGCCATTGTTTAAATCCGCAGACCATAAAGCGGTTGAGAGTCGCAGGTTCGAATCCTGTCTTGGGCACATGAAAGAATTAGGAACCATCATAGCAAACGTATTAACAGATACGCCTATCTATTTCACGATAGGCAATAAACGTTATTGTGCTTATCCGCCGACGTTAGGAAAGATGTATCTAATTTCCCAATTGTTAGAAACACTCGGAATAAATAAGGAAAACATAGCCACTAACCCGGTTTTAGAAATAATGCGAGTAGTAAAAGCAAAAAGAATGGAATGCTGTAAACTACTCGCATATCACATTACAAACAAAAGAGAAAAGCTATTAGACATAGAATGGATCGAGAGAGTAAGTAATTCTCTCAATAGAGCCGCAGACGACGAAGACCTTACAACACTTCTAGTTGTAATACTGAAAGAAAGCAGCCTAGAGAACATTGTTAGTATGACCGGAATAGACAAGGAAACAGAAAGAATGTCAAATGTAAGCGCAGCAAAAGACACGAAGAACCAATATGTATTCGGAGGCAATACGATATGGGGTTCCATGATAGATGTGGCTTGCGAACGATACGGATGGTCTTACGACTATGTAGTATGGGGAATATCATACAATAACCTAACGCTTATGCTTAAAGACAAGATAACATCAATCTATCTGTCTGATGAAGAAGCAAAGAAATGCAGGATACCACAACAAAGCGGAGATTACATCAACGGAAACGATAGGAAAGCTGTAATGATGGCGGCGATGGAAAGTGAACTCAACCCCGAATAACCGACCTCTCACGCACACGCGCACGAAATTAATTCCTATTTAGAATACAGGTCTCAATAATCACCGTGTTACACCTAAACCAAAGAAATTTAGAACACCATGCCAAGTTTAAAATTTGATGCTGTCATAGAAACAGGAAAAGTTGTCTCAGGTTTCCAGGATATTCAGAATGCCGTTCACAAGACAGCGGCGACAATAGAGTCTGAGGGCAAGAGCATTGATGATATAATAAACAAAATACAGAACACAGCTAATATAGCTATTGGTGGATGGAGTATAGGAAAGTTTGTAAGTCAGATGATGCAGGTCAGAGGTCAATTCCAACAGACGGAAATGGCATTTAAAACCATGCTTCAAAGTGAGGAGAAAGCGAAAGACCTGATGCAGCAGCTGATAAATACCGCAGCCATAACGCCATTTGGTGTAGATGATGTTACAGAAGGAGCAAAACAGTTGCTAGCCTTTAATGTAGCTGCAAAAGATGTCAACGATACGCTTATAAGACTCGGTGATGTTGCAGCTGGTATGGGAGTAAGCTTATCTGAAATGGTAATGTTATATGGAACCACCATAGCAAAGGGCAAGATGGATACAATGGATTTGTACCAATTCCTCAATCGAGGTATTCCTATCGCTGATGAACTGGCTAAGGTTATGGGTCTTGATGTTAATAACGCAATTGCCGAAGTCAAAGAACAACTTACAGCCGGCAAGGTGACAAGTGATATATTCATTAAGGCTATGCAGAACATGACATCAGAAGGAAGTAAGTTTGGCGGCATGATGAAAGCACAGTCTAAAACTATCACTGGTCAGATAAGCAATATTGAAGACGCAATAGAACAGATGTTCAATGAGCTTGGCAGATCACAAGAAGGAATTATCAATACGGGACTTGATGCAGTGTCCACAATCGTAGAAAACTGGCGCAAGGTTGGCGAGGTAGTGATGGTAGCAGCAACGGCATACGGTACATACAAAGCTGTTCTCATGGCTGTCAGCGCTCTTCAAGTGATAAACAACCGTATACTTCAGCAGGCTGTTGTTGAAAAAACACTCGCAGCAGCAGCCGGCATAAATTTATCAAACGCAGAGGCAGTTGCGGCAGCACGAACAAAATTCCTGACATTAGCACAACAGGGACTTACAACAGCATTAAAGGAAACTGCAGCCGCAACGCTGTTGAACCCATACGTACTTATGGCTGCCGCTATTACAAGCCTTGTCTACACGATATACAAGTTTTCAACGGCAGCCTCAGCGGCAGAGATAGCGCAGAATGCTTGGAATAAAAGTATGGATGAATTTAACAGGAAGGCAGAAGATCGCAAACAGAAGATTAAAGAGTTAGTTCAAATTATTCAAGGCGCTGATTCCACCAGTCTGGAGAAACAACTTGCTTTTGACGAACTGGGTACTGTAGCCCCCGAACTTACTAAGGTTTATGACAGCGTTAAAAAACTTGAAGACACCGATTTGACTAATTTCAACAAGCAACTGAATGAAATGACCGGCAAAGACCGCGAGGTGGGGTTAAAGGCACAGATAAAACAACTAAAAGAATATGCAAAGGCCTTGCAAGATAATTCTGCGTCTGCTGCAGCAGGCTCCGCAAGACGTGCTGCTGTGCAAGGCTTAAAGGATAACTATGGCATCGAAGCTCCTTGGTCATTTAATAAAGACGAAAAGTTAAACGACGCCATCTTCGAGTACATGGTAAAGCTACAAAGCGAACTTGACAAAATACAAAAAGCGAAGGATGAACTGGAAACGCCTACACAGATAGATGTCAAACTTGCCGAGGAGGACTATAAGCAAAGCAAGGATGAATTAGACTACCTGTCCAGGTTCGCCCTTGCAATGAAAAACGATATAGAGAAGAAGCCTACAAATATTCCTTTCGAAGGAAGAAATGCCGAGAAGGTTATAGTGGAGCTTGAAGACAAGGTCAACGACCTCAAGAAGGAGCAGGAAGAGCACCCCATCCAATTCACAGCAGATAAGAAAAAAGCGCTTGATAAATACCAAGAATTGCTTGGAGACATTAAGAGATGGAAAAATACAGCGTGGAAGCAGGGAGTGTTTACTATACCAGTTGAGATACAGTTCAAGATGAAGCAATTGCAGGACGAGACAGACAAGGCAAAGGGCCATTTTAATTATGTCACTGGTAAATACGAAGAAGCAAACAAGGATGAGTCGTATGCAGCCGCCAAGAAGCGAGCAAAGATTAACTATCAAGCGGCTGTAAAGGCAGAGAAAGAGGCAAGAAAGGGGTCTAACAAAGATTGGGAGAATGCGAAGGAAGACCTCGATGCCAAAAAGAAAGAATACGAAAAGTATTGGGGAAGCATATCTGAGGCTTCAAGCAAGGCAAACAAATCGATGACCGATGCAAAGAAAAGGGCGGAGGAACAGAGAAAAGCGCAGGAAGAGTTGAGCAATGCTTTAAAGGAGCTTATCCAGAAGAATATGGACGATGAAATCTCCATTATGCGCGAAGGAACGGAAAAGAAACTAAAGGAGATTGACAATGACTATAAGAAGCGTATAGCAGAAATAAAAAAGCAAGAGACAGAGTTCAAGAAGAAAAACAAGGAAGCAGGTAAAGCCTCATCACTCACCAAAAAACAGTCAAAGGCAATTAGTGAGGCGAAATACCTTGCCAGTCTTAATAAAGAACAAAAGATTAGAGAAGTCAACAAGGAAGCATCAGATAAAGAGCGAAATGACCTCTATGAATATCTTAAGGAGTATGGTAGCGTTCAGCAGCAGAAACTCGCAATCACGCAAGAGTACGCGGACAAGATAGCCAAAGCCGAAAATGCTTATCAAAAGGCATCGCTTGCAAACCAGCGTGACAACGAGCTGAAGAAAATAGATGCAAGCGATGTGTTTGAACAAATAGACTGGGAGAATGTCTTTGCAGACCTCTCATCTCACACAAAGGAGTATCTCGTTTCCTTGCGTGCACAGCTACAGTCATTATTAAAAAGTGGTAAGTTAACTGATGTCTCTGATATATCCAAGGTACAGGAGAAAATCAACGATATCAATGCCGAGATAAGCAAGCAGGGAGGAATATTCGACTTTATAGGTACGAAGCAGCAGGAAAACATACGTCGTATCAATGAAGCTAAAGAAGCGCAAGAAGCCCTCAATTCAGCAAAATTGCAAGAAGCAGACATTGAAAAACAATATGAGAAAGCTTTAAAGCAGGCAAACCACAAGGCAGCAGATCTTGGAGTGCGCGCTATCGGAGATGATACCACAGGCATACAAGCTAATATAGACAAGGCGAGCATAGACAAGTCTACCAAGGAGTACAAGGAAATGTCATCCATTCTGACAAACCTTGCTGTGCTTGAAGGGAAGCTGGCTAAAGCACGAGAAAAGACCGCTAAAGCCACTATAGAAGCGAAGGACAAAGAGGACGCAGCAAAGAAATCAACCAAGGCTCAAATAGCCGATTGGTTCTCTGATGCGCAGGAGTTTATATCCAAAAGTGGTATAGACCAGCTACCAGAACTTTTCTCCAGCCTTGGCATGGATGAAGCATCTGCTAAAATTGGTCAAGGTCTATCAGCTTTAAATGACTCCGCTGGTGCTGTTGCAGACTTTGAGAGCGGCAACTACATTGGAGCTTTAACAAAGGGGATTTCTGCCTTACAAGGGTTTTCAAATGTCTTAGGAATCGGCGCAGACAATACAGCAAAAATGCAGGATAAGATAGATGAGCTTAATCAAAAGAATGACGTACTTGCCTCATGTCTTGAAGAACTGAATGATACACTACAGGGTACAAATTCCATAACGGGAGCACAAGAGGTATATAAGGATGCCGTAGAGCTTATAAATGCACAAAAGAAAAACGCATCAGATGCCATGAAGGCAGAGGCGAACAAGCATGGCACTTGGCGTTCTTCCCTCCATTCTTCTGTTAACGACAATAAAACTTGGAAAAAAGACATGGAGAAAGTGTCAAAAATCCTTGGCAAGACTGTAAAAAGTAGCAAGGATTTCCTTTCTCTATCTCCAGAAGAGATGAAAAAAATCCGCGACACAGACAAAGATTTGTTTATGTCGATTCTCAATGAATATAGAAAAGAAGGCGGCAAGGGAGGTCGCTCTGACAAGTTGCCGAGTATGATACAAGACTATATCGACAAGTATGCTGATGCTGTCAATGACCTCAATGAGCAAATGAGCGAGAAATACACCCAGATGTCGTTTGATGACATGAAGAGCAGCTTCTTTGACGCATTGATGGATATGGATAAGGACGCAGAAGACTTTTCGGACGACTTCTCCAAATACCTCATGAAGTCTGTGCTTAATGCTAAAATTGGAGACCTCCTCGATAAGGATTTGAAGGAATTCTATGATGAATGGTCTAAACTTGCCAAGGACGGTCTTTCAGAAACAGAAGTTGACTATCTAACCAATAAATGGAATGGAATAGTCGATAAAGGCATAAAATTCCGAGACGAAGCAGCAAAAATAACAGGATACACTGGCACATCTTCACAGGAGGCAACAAGCGGAGGTTGGCAATCCATGGGGCAAGAAACTGCAGATGAACTTAATGGTCGATTTACTGCCTTACAGATAGCAGGAGAAAGCATATCGGCAAGTATGATCACCGCTGTTGTGCATATGGAGACGATAATATCAACTGGAATCTCAACTAATGGCGCTGTGACAGAGATACGAAACATGATGATAATGACAAACAGCTATCTAGAGGATATGGTAAAGTATGCCAAACTCACGTATAGCGAATTTGGTTCAAAGATTGATGACATAAACAAGAGACTAAAGGAAATATGACGATTAAAGAACAACTATACATAAATGGGAAAAACGCTTACGCTGAATACGGCATCTTTATGGATGACACAGCAATTAGCGCATTAATGACACCAGCTCCGAGCAAGGAGTTTATCAGTAATAAATATCGCTATAAGAATGGTAAACATGTAATCAAGCACAATCCATGCCTTGATGAGCGCGATGTTACGATAGGCTTCAATATTCATGCGAAAGACGAAAAGACATTCATGTCGAATTATTACAAGTTCTGCGAAGAAGTCTTGTCCACCGGCGAATTGATTATTCACACGTCATTCCTGCCGAATGTATGGTATAGATGTACTTACTTATCTTGTACACAATTTAGTCAGTTCAATCGCCAGATGGCAAAGTTTAGTCTAAAACTAAACGAGCCCGATCCAAGCGACAGAGGTGAAAATAGTAAATATAGCGTATGATACAGGTTTATAGAAACGGCCAAAATTTCTTCACAATAGAAGATTTGTGTGAAGGTTCCGTGATGTCAAGACAGCTCATGGAGAACCACTACATAAAGTTAAAGTTCTCTACGGAAAATCCAGTCTATTTTGAGATTGGAGATTCTGTAGAGATTCCAGACTTTGGTTTGTTTGTTCTAACATCAGCGTACTTTCCGAAATACAATAGCACGACAGACGGCTATGACTACGAGATGCAGATGGATGCTTACTACATGGCATGGAAGAACAAAATTTGCAAGTACCGTCCTCAGCATGGAGCAAATGAAACTTCATTCAAGCTTACAACACATGTCTCGGCGCACCTCAACGTTGTTTTAAACAACTTAAAGGCTCTTGGCTATAAATATAATGGAAAATATTTCGTCGTTGATTACACGACATACAATAAGTCTGTGTTCGATGTTGAAAAGCGCTTCTTGGTAGAGTACAACTCAATCAGCATAATAGAAGCCCTCAATACTATTGCAGAATCCCTTGAATGCGAGTGGTGGATAGACGGTAGTGTGATTTATCTTGGCTATTGCGAAATGACTGGGCAGACTGTCTTTGAGCAGGGGGTGAATATGCTGTCAATGTCACAATCAGACTCAAAATCAGATTACATAACCCGTTTGTACGCTTTTGGCTCTGACAAGAACATACCTAGCGGTTACTTCACTGGTGCAGAAAAAGATGTTACCATAGATGGGGTGGCGACAGATTATCTGATGTTACCTAACAAAAAAGAAGATTCTGAGGGGTTCTATTCAAAAGACGGATACATTGAAAATACTAATGTTGTAAAAAATGATGGGCAGGCAATTGAGGGTGTTGTAGTGTTTGATGATGAATACCCAAAGGTAAGTTGTACCATCAGCAATATAAAGACATATGATAAAACTGCAAAGAATAACGATGGAACGACAACAACAGAAACTTTTTGGCAAGTAACTTCTACCGATTCATTTGCGACATCATTTAAACAGAGTTGGATTAAGCACAATCTTACTCTTATGATAAAGTTTGAGAGTGGTGCGTTGATTGGAATGGAGTTTGAGATTAGCTTTAAGATACTCGGTGGTGTTAACTACTTTGAGATTGTTGCCAATGACAACTATGGGCGAAAACTTCCAGACACTACATTATGCCCTAAAGTTAATGATAAGTTTTTTCTGTATAATTGGGACGCGACCAAGATAACAGAAACAAACCTTATACAAGATGCGAGAGAAGCCTTGTTTGAAAGAGCAAAGACTTACTATAAGAAGTCTATGATAGACAATTCCAATTTTACGTGTGTAATGGATGGGGAAAAGTTCTATAACAATGGAACATACGACTATCACCCCCTCGGTGAACAGGTGAAGCTGATAAATCCCATGTTTGCCGATACTGACGCAAATGGTAAACATTATCGCAATTCTCGCATTATAGGAATGGAGATAAAGCTTGATATACCATACGATAGTCCGACTTATATCATAGGAGAAAAAGCCTCGTACAGTAGGCTTGGACAACTTGAAGACAAGATTGAGTCAATAACTGTCAGCGGAAAGCAAGTAGCGGATGCAAACGGAGGTAGTGGTGTGTATGTTATAGGGGAAAATGACGTTACACCAGAAACTGATAGCAATGTTTATTCTGCACGTAGAACACGAAACAATTTTCTCTCTAAGATCGAAGACGATATTGCACAAGGAATCATTCGTTTTGTCAAAGGTCTGAAATTCGGAGCAAAAGCTGTAGATAACCCTCTCGGCATCTCCTCTGACGGCATCGCAACTCTCAAAGAGATTGTGTCGGCTGCGTTCCGTTCGGGTGCGCTCGGATCTGGCTTCAAACTTGGCGATTATAACGGAAGTGGTGATAGCTACTTGGAGGTAGACCGCCTGCTTGTGCGCAAGGCGGCGGAGTTCGTAAGGCTCGTAATCCGAGAGCTTCAAAGCGTAGGTGGTGAGATTGTTCTGTCGCCTGCTGCCATGAAGATTAGCAATGTGGTCTATTTTGAGAAGGGTGTGTATCTTCCCGAATATGAAGCTCTTCCTCTGCGCTACAATGTTTACCGCTGCTACTTCTCGCAGAAGAAAGGCGACGAAGAGATTGAGAACCAGTTCGTCGAGGACGACCTTGTGCGCTGTCAGACGTTCAACGTCAAGGAGGGCGTGAATGAGAACGTGAAGAACAGATACTACTGGCGTAAGGTGTACAAGGTAGGCAAAGATTTCATTGATGTGCTTGCTGATTTCTGCGATACTGGCAGCGATATTCCGCAGGCAGGTGACGAGCTTGTACAGATGGGCAATACGACGGACACGGCACGCCAGTCAGTCGTTGTTCTATCGGCATACGGAGCGGATGCGCCATCGTTAAAGATGTACGAAGGCGTAGATAGCTACTCGTTAGAAAACAAGGAGGTCTTTGTCCTATCGCGTTCCGAGATGTTCGCCATAGCCGATAAGTTTAGGTTCGTTACGCGCAAGGCTAATGGCGAGATAGAAAGCACGCAGTCGTTTGCGGAGCTTGTGATGTCCGTGGATGGGCTCAGAACAACGGTCAAAAGAAACAAAGAAGAGCTTGATGGCGAGATAAAAAGCACGCAGTCGCAGATAACACAGACCGCAAATGATATAAGAACAGAGGTTAGGAGAGACTACTCTACCAAGAAGGATGTAAACGACCAAATAGCAACTGTTAGCTCTTCTATAACACAGACCGCTACACAGATAGCGATGAAGGTGGGCTACACTCTTGCCGAGCGACGTAACCTGCTCGTCGGCTCGTTGTTCCGCAAGCAAGGCGAGGGTTTCTTTCTTCTGCGCTCTAAGATATATCGCACGTCGGCGCATGAGGGTGCTAATGTGATATTCGCACCCGATGCCAAAGCAGGCGGTGTGCAATGGGGTGGAGCGGCGAACTCTCACAACATACACGTAACCAAGGGCAAGACGTACACGCTGGCTTTCTGGGCACGCACGAAGTCTGCCAGAGTAGAAATTGTGGGCGAGACGATATGGCATAGATCGGCAACCGACACGTCGCGACCAAGTGGATATACCGGTCCTAACGGTAGTGCGAATTTAGGCGGCGTAACGATAACGCCAAGCAACGGATGGTATCTCTACCAAAAAACCTTTACCGTGGCAGCGAACGCCCCTTATGAGTGGATTTCCGTGGCGTGTCTAAAAGCTAACGCATCTACTGCGAGTCAACAGGTGTACATCGCCCACCCTATCCTCATAGAGGGTACGGCGGAGGACTTTGTGTGTTGGAGCGCATCGCCTGACGATTACGACTACATCGGGGGCAACCTGCTCGACAACACGCGCACGTTCGCCAAAGCCGGCAATCTGATGCGAATGGATGCGTCAGTGGTCACTAACGAGTCGTACAACAACGGATGCTCGGTAATATATACAAACGCTGCTTCCAAATACATTGAGATGGCGCAGTGGAGCGTTAGCTCTATCATCAAAAAAGATGAGGACTATATGTTCTCGTTTATGGCAAAAGGTTCCGGCAGCATCGACGCATACATGTGGAATGGTTCTAATCTAAGCATATTCGCCGAGGACAGCGAGCACGATACAACAACAAGCAACGCCGATGGCGGACGTCGCTTCTCTCTCACAAGCGAGTGGAAGCGTTATTGGGTACACTGGCGTTCTGAGGGCACTGGCATACCTAATTATGTCTTAATCCGTTGTTTGCAAGGCGGTAAGGCGTGGGTGACAATGCCGAAGTTAGAGGTGGGTGCAACTCCTACCGACTGGATAGAGGGCAAGAGTGGTTTTATCGAAGACAGTGGCATTGCCGCAAAGCTACTGCGCACTGGCTTCGACATCGAGAATGGCAAGATAACGGCAACGGCGGACAAGTTCGAGATACGCAACAATAGCGGCGAGACAACGGCAAGTGTGAACAAGGACGGCTTGCTGATGGTTGGCGCAGGTGTGTTCTCGGGGCTTATCCGCAAAAAAATAACGGAGATTACCCCTGAAAACATAAAGAAGTACGTTATAGACGTGCCGGCACTGGCTCTCGGAAATATCCAGATTGACTTCGAGAAGACCGGCTGCTTTGTGAAGTTTACGGGTAACATAAAGGCGATGACTAAGTCTGATGTTGTTATTGTTCCACCTTTCTACATGCCCAACCATACAAACTGGGGCAAACTGAGCACAAAGACGGTTTACGAGGCTATGGCGTATGTCGGACAGACCATTATTATTGTCAATGATAGTGATACAAACATGATTACAATCGGATATACGAGTATGGATTTCGACCACGCCAGCAAATATTTTGGTAGAGGGCAAGGCGCGATGATAACCTGCGTTGTCAATAAAGGTCAGAATAGTTGCACTGTGGTATGGAACGGCAGACAGTTATCGTTTTTTAACCCTGCACTTGAAAGCGAGTCCGACCCGACAAGTACTGCTGAAGACCCGACAGCAACAGAAGAAGAACAACCAAAAGATTAAGATATGAAGAAAATAGTTAGAGGCAATGATTTTACGTTGCGCATACCTGTAAAAAAGATAGTCAATGGTGAACAGGTTTCGTTCCCGTTGACTGATTGCACCGACATCGCGGTGCATGTCGTTAGCCAGTACAAGCGTACCGCACTCCCCTACACCATCGACAAGGAGTCTAATGATGTGCTTTTGGCTGACGTTGACGGCACAACACTGTCGTTAGGCACTTACGCCTTGGAGGTGACGGGCGTACTGGAGGGTGCCAACTGGAGAAGCTATGAGTATGAGCAGTTCGCCATCGTTGACAACAACGCAAGCAGCGATACCGTGTTTGAGACAACACAGCCCGATGGCGACACCAACATCGAGGACGACAACGGAGATAATGCAAACAAGGGCTGCATGGATGTGAAGATTGAGGGCTTTGCCGTGGATACAGCGCTTGTTGTCCTTCCACCCGTGTCTTCGCGAACAACCTCGAGTGTCAAAAAGAGCAAACCAAAGATAGAATATGTAGTTGGTAGGGCGATAAAATGCTCATTGCTGACCTTATATCATCTGACAGGGTAAGGTATATTGTGCCCAACAATGATAAAATGATTTCCTTATTGGTTGGCAATAAAACATCAAGTCTTCTGGCAAAGAAAGGAGATAGTATTAAGGTGAAATTTATTATTAATGGACCTATTCCCTTATTGGGTTGGGTAGAACCTATGAGAACACATTACTATTCTGTTTCACCTGGTAGAAATGATGAGATAGAAATCACTAAAGTATCTGATGTTTATACTTGTTTTAGAGTGTCTCTATATATTAACGTTCCGAACAGTGGCGCCTGGTTTGTAAAAAACGTAACACTTAGTAAGGATGGTGTTTATGTGGTTACATTGGATTCCAAAGGCATTCCAAGTTCTTTTGATACCGTAAGCCCTTACAGAAAATTCGAGAAAGGCATGGTAGTAAATAAACGTCTGCCACAAAGTCTCAATTTTAACGCGGGTTCGTTAGATGAATTCTCCGCCAAGCAAGGGATATACCTTTACAAATACACGTGGTGCAGAACCAAATGGTTAAAACAAGGTGTGCGTTTAAAAGTAAAAAAAATGAGACGTAAATTTATCAAGTTTGGCATCTGTAATATTGTGGCTAAACACCAAAATGAAAAGAAAAGTTGTTATATGCAAACATATGCCGTAAACATAAAGAGAAAACAAATAAAGAGGCTCTCCTAAAACGCACGCGTAACATCGACATTTAGTCGAGCAATCGCATCGGTTCGGGGACTCCTCTTCACTCACAAAATTACTACATTTTTATAATACTTGTAAGGGTAGTTGGTAAGAAACAGAGATAAAAAGTGATTTTATAACTTTAATTAACAAAAAAAAATCAAATAGCATGGAAGTAAAAGTAAGACGAATAGCTAAGAAGGAGACATATACCATCGGCAAGATGTATATAGATGGCGCATACGTCTGCGACACTCTTGAAGACAAGGACAGAGGACTGACATCTAATATGTCAGTTGCGCAGATATGCGGAGTTAAAATCAAGGGCGAAACCGCCATACCTACGGGCAGATACCCCGTAGACATGAAGACGGTATCGCCACGCTTTGGAGGTCGGGCGCAGTACCAGTTCTGCAAAGGTAGACTGCCAAGGTTGTGCAATACGCCCGGCTACCAAGGTGTGCTGATACACATCGGTAACACGGCAAAGGACACGGAGGGCTGCATCCTCGTCGGTGAGAATAAGGAGAAGGGCAAGGTGCTTAATTCAAAGGCGACGTTCCGTAAGGTGTACGCGAAGCTGAAGGCTGCGGACGAGAGAGGAGAACAGATTTGGATAACAATCGAATAACACGAAAACACAATATAAAAATGGCAGGAAATATCACAACAAGTACAGGCAAGGCTTTCGTGGTCGGCACCATGAGCGCGGAAGCACTTACCGCATTATTCGATTTACGCTGGATGCTCGTTCTTATTGTCGTTCTCATCGTCGCCGACTTTTGGTTTGGTGTGTCGGAGAGCCTAAAAAAGCATGAGCACTTCCGTTTTTCGAGAGCAGGCAGAAGAACGTGCAACAAGGCGGTGGACTACGTTACATATCTCATACTCGGCTCGGTGCTCGGCTTGGCTATCTTCGAACCGCTCGGCTGGGCGAACCACGTAACAACAGCGGCTATCGGTTTGGGCTTCGGGTGCATCTGGGAGATTGACAGCATCGTAGGACACGTATGTGCACTGCACGGAATTAAAAACACGTTCTCTATAAAACGCCTTATTATCGCTCTCATCAAGAGGAAGAACGCAGACATCGGCGAGGCGGTAGAGGAAGCAATGGATAACAATAAAAATTAACGGATATGGATATAAGAGAAATTCTGATGCTACTGAACTGCATCATCTTGGGAGCGACAACGCTCTTTATTTTCTACAAGGCAGACAAGCTCGGTGTAGTCGATGAAGGCTACGACGAGGATAAGCGAAACCGACAAGGCGCAATCGGTTGGTTTGTGGCTTCGGTGTTCGTAGGCGTTCTTGCACTGCCAGTAATGGTGCTGCGTGAGGTTTATCAATGGAAGCGTTATAAGCTACCGGGTATTGAGTGGGATGATATTTGTCGCTACGGCTTCACTATCATCGTCGGCTCTATGCTGCATCTGCTCCTGCTTGTGGTAACGAGCTGCACAACTCCGAAACCTGTTGTGTTGGAGCGAGTGATTAACAAGACGGACACGTTGTATAAGACCAACTACAAAGCCGATACATTCCGCATACACGACTCTATATATGTCGAGAGCTACATGGTAGGAGATACAATATACAAGACAAAGAACGTGTACAAATGGCGTGACAGAGTGAGCGTGAAGACGGACACGATATACAAGTCTATCTTGCGAGCAGACTCTATTCCAGTGCCGGTGCCAGTTGAGCGTAAGGCTACATGGTGGGAGCGGACGCAGATGTTCGCAGGAAAGATAGCGGTCGGAGCGGTGGTACTATGTTTAATCTCGCTGCTGCTTTGGCTGATACACAGAAAGAGATAATATGTAGATTGGTTAGTTATTAGTTTTTAGTTTAAGGTAAATTGTTTTTAGGAGCCTTGCCCGTCCGTGATGGATAGGCAAGGAGTTTAAGTGAACTACCCATGAGCTAAAGACTTGCGTTTTTTACTGTGTTTAAATAAATATAAATAAAGACAACAAAACATACAACTTTGAAAATAAATGACCAACTTGCATCAAATAAAACTAATCAACGTTATATTAAATTAAATAAAATCAATATGAACGATGATGATAAAAGGATGTTTCTTGCTCTTGTGAAGGGTAAGGACATATCGGAGATTATGTCCTTGCTGGCAGAGTCCGGCAATCAGTATTCACGCAGAATATTGCGGTTTTTCCGCTGGTTCTGCAAGTGGGTTCCAATACTCATAATGACGGCGCACATGTACGGCGTGTTTGACTTTAGCCGCAATCCAAAGGAGATGTTTGAGATACACAAGGCGAACTATGCGTGCTATGCGTTCATCTATATCATGGTCTATATACTGCCAATGGTTATAATTCTTGCGTCACGCTTCTTTTGGCTGTGTTGGAAGTATCGCATACCGTTCTTCTACTTCTTCGGTGTCAACTCCATACATCTTGTATATTGGAACTGGTACACGACCAACGAGATGGTAATGGCACACTTTGCAATCATGGCGTTTACGCTGTTGTTGTATATTTACGGAACTGTCGACTGGTTTTGCTGTAAATCAAAGCTCGGCAAAAGAATGTTCAGTTAAAAAGAAATGTTATGAGAAAGATTTTCGGATACAAGATGCTCGGCACGTTGTTGCAGTCGCTCGCTAATTCGTGCTTTAAGGCAGACGAGCAGCAGCGCAACGGCGAGAAAGTGACGGCTTGCGGTATGAGTGATGATGATATAGAAACGCTCTGCCAGGACATACTCCCGAATATGCTCAACCCGATGATGAGCGCAGAGGAAGTGAAGGACAGACTTGGTGTAAGCGACGCAACGCTCAACAGAATGGTCAAGCGAGGAGAAATACCGAACGGTGAGTGCAAGAAGCGCGGACACACACGATACTGGAAGAAGTGGGACATTCTTCACTTTTTAAAACATAAGAGAGGCAAGTAAAGAGGCTTCTCTTTTTTTTGTTTCCATTTCTTTCCAATTCTTCAAACATTGGAAAGAATATTTTACAACGTGATAGTACCGACTATCACCTTATATATCTGATTATCAGCGTAATATAAAATCTTTGAGCGTGTTATGACATTATCCGTCGTAACTCGCTAACTTTGCGGTGTAACGTTACAATAGTGTTTAGTCAACTAAGGTAAAATTTAAAAAAAAGATTGTATTATGTCTGAGTCAAAAACTTATGTATTCGGCAATGAAGGTAGCGGACAGGGTGGCATGATGAGTTTGCTCGCTCCTCTGCTTCAACAGAGAGGTCTTGACCCTAATCTTCTCCTTGCCATGAACAAGAACGGCAATGGTTGGGGCGACGGCTTCATGTGGGTAATTTTCCTATTCTTCCTCATGGGTTGGGGCGGTAATGGTTGGGGTGGTTTCGGCAATGGTCGCGCAGGCGGTATTGCTAATGAAATCAACAACGACTACGGTCGCTCGCTCCTCATGGATGCCATCGGTGGAAACAGAAACGCTCTAAGCAACCTTGCTACACAGCTTAACTGCACCGAAGGTCAGATACAGGCGGCTATCTCGGCTCTTACCTCGCAGGTTCAGGGTGTGGGCAATCAGGTCGGCATGAGCGGTATGCAAGTTATCAACGCTCTCCAGCAAGGCAACATGCAGATTGCACAGCAGCTCGCTTCTTGTTGCTGCGAGAACAGACTTGCCACATGCCAGCAGACCAACACCTTGCAGAACGCCATCAACGGCGTTGCAACAAATCAGGAACGAGGTTTCTCAAATGTCGCTTACGAAACACAGAGACAGACCTGCGACTTGCATAACGCCATCAAGGACAGCACACAGACCATTGTCAACGGTCAGAAGCAAGCCGAAATGCGCGAAATGCAGAACAAGATTGACGCTCTGCGCGAGGAGAACTCAACGTTCAAGTCGTCGGCTATGACAAGTCAGATTGTAAGTCAGGCGGTCGCTCCTATCAATGCGGTGTTGGCAGGCTTGCAGCAGGAGGTTGCAGGTATCAAGTGTAAGATGCCCGAGACGGCGACTGTACCTTACCAGCCGTTCGTTGCTGTCCCAAACTGCGTAGCAGCACAATACGGACTTTACGGAGTCAACGGAGCTAACGGCTTTTGGGGCTAACCATCTAACTGGAGGAACGACTATGATTTGGGGCTATCCTTTTTCATGGGTCAATAGAAGAGGGTCGGCGGCTATCGGTTCTACCGGTGTGTCGGTAGGCACAAGCGGTGTGGTATTCTCATTCAGGAACCATGCCTTCTTGAACGCCAATTACAGAGGTACGGTATTCGTAAATCTGCGACAGGCGATACCGACGGGCACAACGACCACGCTGCCGATACTCTTTGAGACCAACGGCGTAACGCAGGCTGTCACCAAGTTTGGAGGTGCAGCCCTTACGGTTGCCGATGTAGCCGGAACTGGCGTATATCAGCTCTGGTTCGAGAGAGATACTAACACCCTTCAGCTAATGACGGGTATTGTTTAACAACTAAATTGCGAATTGTATGTTCAGTGGACTAAGAACAAACAGCATATTCTATGTGCTTGAAAAAGGCGAAGAGCCGACATTGAAAATCGGACAGGTGGTAAGCGTAAGTAATCCACAACCGAAGTTCCCTACCTATCAACCAGGGCAGTTTTCAGCGCAGCCTATGGAGACGGTTGTGGATGTGAAAGTAAAGCTGCCCGACGGCGAAGCGGAGTTCAAGCAACTGCCTTCAAACGGACAGATTGCCAACTCTGGCGACGTGGTAGTAAGCGAAAGTCGCGAAGCGATGATTGCCGAAGTGGAAGCGATGTTACGACACTCGCAAGAGGTGCTTGCAAGCAAGGACTATCACGAAAAGGTGGTGTGCAACTGCGAGAAGATAATGTGTGTTCTCAATCCTCAGATTGCCAAAGACAAGGAGCAGGAGCAGAAAATATCTCAGCTCGAAACCAAGGTCTGCGGCATGGAGGGTACTTTGTCAAACATAGAAAGCATGTTGCAAAAGGCACTGAAAAAGTCAAACAGCAATAACTAAAATGCTTGAGCTATGTATATGATTGAAATCACAGAGAACAAGATGGGTGAGCTTGTTGAGAACGTAGAGAAATGCTTGCGCTATGGCGGCAAGGCAATGGCGTGTCTTGACAGCTTGCAGCGTGGCGAAGGTCGATACGGTGAGCGTTCACCTATGCCCGATTATCGCGATGATTGGCGATACGAGAACGAACGCCGTGAGCGCGATATGTACGATGATGACGATGACGGTCGCTACGGAGAACGACGCGGCGGTTATCGCGGTCGCAGACGCTACTAAGTAATTAACCCGACTGGTGGGGAGGTTCGCTTCCCTGCCAGTCCCTTAAAACCTAAATATTATGGGAAGATGTAAGATGCCTTTGGATATGTACGACTTGAAGCCCGAAGGAATGATAGCATATCTAAGATACAACGGCTATCACTTCAACAAGAAGATGTGCGAGTGGGCTGTCAAGCAAATGCGAATGATTAGTCCAACTACGGGCAAGGAGGAACGTTTGGAGATGCTGTCAAAAGAGAAAGTCGAGGAGATGTTGCAAACGAATGGCTTGCAGCTTGAAAACCTCGTCGGCTACGACCATGTATATGTAGCCAATATGTGCAGGGCAGACTTCTGGGGCAAGTCAATAAAGGACGAGCAACAAATGGCGCAGTATGTGAAAGATATGGTTGATGATACAGACCAGAAGGACGGCTTCATCTTCAACCGCTTCTATGCCGACTGCTGCCACAACGGTATGCCTATACCTTGGGAGGACTTGTTATGATTAGGCGTGACATAAGGCTCGACAAGTACGACTGGGATGTGCGTTGCTTCATTGGGTATGGCAGCGACGACGCGGTGTATCTCTGTAACGAGCTTATGACTATTGGGTGTGGCAGCGAAGCGGCAAGCAAAGCCTACCGTCACTTCATAGGCGGTGGCGAAAGCAGAGGACTCACCTACTCCAACGTTAAGGACAAGGTGAGCGTGGTTACTATCGGACACTCAGAAGAAGAAAGCGAGATGGTGAATACAATCGGTCACGAACTGCTGCACGTTACGGCGCACATCTGTGAGGCGTACGATATTGATATGAGCGGCGAGCAGGCTTGCTATATCATGGGAGAACTGTGTGAGAAGATATTTAATTTCTTTTGAATTATGGATAAAATCAATTTTAAAAATACTGGCGCACCCACACATGATTTGTCGGGTGCGCAAAAATGCGAAGTCCGTGGATATTACACAGACGATCATGGTATTATACATTATGCTCCTAATTGGGATATTTCAATGTTAAAGTTTGCTTATTCTAAATACGATACGATACAGAAAAAATTTGAATTCCAAAAATTCTGCTCCGTAGTTAAAATTGCTACCAACAGGTTCTATTTTGTTTTCATGTGTTGCTATCCTAAATTGTCAAACGAAAAACTCTTTGACATGATATTACATGAAGTGTGCGAATAACACAACCATGTAACCAGCTGATAATCAAGTAATTATGTTTAGTATTTTTAACTATAATATTCGTTAGTATATTTGTATATACTACATATTATTAGTACCTTTGTATATGAAAACAGGTGCATTTAGCTAAGATGACACCGAGATAAAACCAATTAAATTCGCAATATTATGAACATTATTAATGTAGCAAAATTCTTTGATTGCATGGCAAGAGGGGATATTGCATTTTCAGTAGATGATGTAATGACCGACTTCGAAACACACTTCGGAGTAAAAAATGCATTGCCGCCATGTGCAAAACATCATGAAGCAACGAAACATCGCGAAGGAACATATCTAGCTGTATATGTAACTAGTGACTCTTTGGATGAAGATGTCCTGATTGATGCTTTAAGGATGCACATGAAAGGTCTTACATGGTGGTTGTTCGAATCACCATACGGAGAGAACGAAGTAGTTTATATCGTAAAATTAGATGATGATGATGATGAGAACTAATTTATATGTTGTACGCGATGACGGCGAGTATGATTACAAAGGTGGCTTCAAGACGTTCAAGGAGGCTAATGATTATCGCCTTGAATGCCAGCGCCAGTGGATGAATCACATTGATTTTGTGATATTACAGATTTGTACACGTCAGGGGATGTTAGAAAGAGAAATTAACCTAACTCGAATAAGCAATGTAGAAAGGGATAAGATCCTCTCTGACTATGGCATACCGATGGAATAAGTTTAACCAATTAAGCAATAAAGATT